AACCCCGGCGAGAAGGTAATTGACGCCGCCAGTGACCTGAAGACGGAGAGTAAGCCTTTTGAGTTCATTCACATTGTCCGGCCAAGAATCCGCAGGAACCGCTGGTTGATAGACAATCTGAACAAGCCCTACGAGAGTCTTGTCGTCAACGTATCAGAGAAGATTATCGTTGAGGAGAGCGGATTCGATGAGCAACCTTATACGGTAGCTCGGTGGGAGTTGAGCACGGATAAATTTGGCCGGGGCCGTGGCATGGCGATGCTGTCTATAGTCAAAGAGCTTCAGCAGATGAGCAAGGATTACATGGAGATGATTAACAGGGTTTGTCGTTTTCCGTTGGAGGTTGTACGGGACAATCTAGAGAACGATGAAGTGGATTTGTCGCCAGATGCTAAGAATTATGTCACACAAACGGGTTCTATTGTTCCTGTGGCTCAAGGATTTACGGGAAACATTCCTGATATAGAGAAAGCAATAGAAAGAAAACATAACCAGGTGAAGAATGACGGTTTCTACAATGACATTTTCGGCCAGTTCAGGTCGCTCAAGGGGGATAGAAGGGTGACTTTGGAACTGGAATTGAGGAACCAGGAGGGTTTGGACCAACTTGTTTCCGCGGTATCCAATATCGAGAGCGAACATTTCACCCCGCAACTGACGCGTGGTCTGTTGTTATTGCTGCGCAATGGCAGGATACCTCCACCGCCTATCGAGCTTCAGGGCAAGACTTTCGGGATTGAATATATGGGCAAACTGGCTCTGGCGGCCAAACAATACCAAGCAAGAGGTTTCGTTCAGTTCTCGCAATTCGCCGTGAATTTCAAGGACGTTTATCCGGGTATCCAGGATATTGTCAACGTGCCGAGAACTATAACCGACGTGGCCCTGGCTATGGGTATGAAGGTCGAACACTTGAACACGCCCGAAGAGATGGAGGCCATCCAGGTCAAGCGTCAGCAGAACGAGCAGATGATGAAGGAATTGGCGGCGATGCAGGCCCAGAGTCAGGCGTACAAAAACACCCAAGGTGCACCGGAAGAAGGTAGTCCGGCGGCTCAGCAAATGGGAGTTGCATAATGGCTATCTATCACAAAATAGTTAAGTGTCCCAAATGCAGAGGACCGCTTTGGTGTATAGATGGCAGAGACTATAAGTGTGATGTTTGTGGGCCAATCGAAAGACAAGAAGCCGTCGAAATCCTCCATAAGAAAATCCAACGAGCAAAACGATTGAGAAGAACGGGATGAATACGAACGAAAACATAGTGATGCAAGGAGCATAATTATGATGACCAAAAAAGGCAAAAAGGTCATGCGGGCAATGAAAAAGCAGTACGGCAAAAAGGCCAAACAGGTGTTCTACGCCAGCGAAAATAAGGGAACGATTTCCGGGGTTCATAAATGACCAACGACCAAATCGCCAGAAGTATGGCGTACAAAAACACGTTTAACTCCGAACACGGCACGAAGGTTCTGGAAGACCTGGACAAAAAGTGTCTTTTGAAAGGCAGCGGTCTGTTTGTTTCAGATAATGAACGACAGACCTGTTTCAATCTGGGCATGAACGCCGTGATACGGTATATCCATCAGGAAATCGAACGCAACCTGACCGAGACGGAAGATAACAAGGCTATTCACAAGGAGATATAATGCCTGACGACGTAACGACACCGGTGGTAACACCGCCAAGCGAAACCAGTTTTATTAACCCCGACGGAACATACAAAGACGGCTGGAAAGAAACTCTGTTGCCGGAGGAGCTTCGCACTGAGGGCTTCTACGACAGTCCCTTCAATGCCAACGTCAAGGAGCTCCTGAAGACCGCCGGCAACCAGGCCAAGATGCTGGGCAAGAAGGGCGTCGTCCCTATCACGGACAAATCCAGCGAGTTCGAGGTCAGGGCCTGGCGAACGGCTACGGGCGTTCCCGATAAGTACACGTACCAGAAACCTGCCGACTTGAAGACTATTGAGATTCCCGACGACTTCATTAGCAGGACTCTCGATAGTTTCAATAAGGCCAACATGACACAGGCCCAAACGGATTTGGCGATGAAAGCCTTTGAGGGCTTCTGGCGAGCGACTGAGGCCGAATACGACAAGGCCGAAACAGACGAGATTGACAAAATCAATCAGCAGATTCTCACGGAAGAAAACACCAACTACGAAACGAATAGTCACTTAATCGACAACGCCGTCCGGCAGTTTACTCAGGGTTGGGCGGACGAAGATATTCTCAAGGTCTTTGGCACAACCGACTCCAAAGGCGGAATCAACAGTTCCGACCATATCGAACTGAAACCCTTGCTGCGAAAGTTTCTCGTCAACGTCGGCAAGCAAATGGGCGAAGGCCGCATGGTCACGGGTGATACCGGCGGCAAGAGTCTTCAAGAGCAGTTGGACGAAGTGATGAAGAATCCTGATTATAACAGTCCGGACATCACTAAACGTAAACCACTAAACGAAAAAGCCCTCAAGCTTCGTGAACAGCTGAACAAGCAGACGGGCAGAGTCTAAAAGTAAAGAACATCGGTCAACCCTTCACGGGAACCGGAAGATGGCGGTAAACCGCCCGCTAACCAGCGATAGGCAGGATTGAAACGCATCGTGCGTCAATCATTCCGAGTTCTCAGAAATGTTTTATGAAAGGTTGACCCGATGAGTCTTCAAATCCCGGTAGCATTTGTTGACCAATTCAAGGCGAACATCCTCTCGCTGTCTCAACAGAAACAGTCGAAACTCAGAGGTGTTTGCCGCATGGAATCGGTCACGGGTGATACCATGTACGTGGAGCGAATCGGCCCGAAAGACGCCCAGTTGCGAGGTGCGAGACATGGTGAAACACCCATTTCAGACGCCGAACACACCAGGCGGAAACTTTCGATGGCCGATTACATTGTTCCGGCTGACTTAATTGACAAGCCGGATAAACTGAAACTTCTCATTGACCCCCAGTCGGTCTATACTCAGAACCAGGTCTTCTCGCTCAATAGAGCCATAGACGACGTGATTATCACGGCAATCTTCGGTGCGGCCTATTCAGGCCACACTGGAGGCACTACGGTCAACTTCTACGACGTGGGCGAGTGCCGTCTGATTGAGTCCAGTGGCGTGATCGTAACGGCGGGTAGCGACTGGACCAATACGACGGAAACCCCGTTGACTATTGCCAAGTTGCTGACCTGTAAACAACTCCTCGATGACGCCGAGATTGACCCCGAACGCCAACGGTATTTCCTCACCAACCCGTACAACATCAATCAGTTGATGAACACTACCGAAGTCAAGAGCGCAGACTTTAACACCGTCAGGGCTCTGGCTCAGGGACAGGTGGATTCGTTCATGGGCTTCAAGTTCATCGTATCGACGAGACTTTCGGCTGATGATACGGATACGGGCGCCACGAAGTGTGCGGCTTTCGTTCAGGACGCTATTGTCCTGGCGGTGGCCGAGGAACCCAGTGTAAGCGTGAGCGTCAGAAATGACCTCTGCGACTCCATACAAGTATTCTCAACACTCAGTATCGGAGCGACACGAGTTGAGGGGCCTGCCGTTGTCGGCATTACGTTGGATACCATCTAACGAGAAAGGGATTTTACCATGCAAACGCAATTCCAACATCCGAATGGCCCAATTAGGGATTGGGCTTTGCCTAAGGATTTCACTGGAGATTACAACTTAGGCATTTATACACAAGAAACCACGAAACGGTTTGTGTATGGAACCCGCTATCTCACGTGGGATGGTAAGGTGTATAAGTACGCGAAAGCCGGTTCGACAATAGCGGCTACCGATTCTGAACTCCTCAGTTGGCAGGCATTTTCTCAAACTGTTGACGCTTCAACTGTTGCGGCTACTACTTCTATAGGAGATAGAATCGTAAAAGTGGATATAGGTGCCGGGTCAGGTAATGCTGATGATGGCGTTATCGCAGTAGATTCTCTTGAGGGTGGGCAACTTCTCGCTTGGCACGCCACTACTGCAACCATTCAAAGGGGTATTATCGGCAACGAAGCTGCGGCAACTTCAGAAATGAAGATAGTTGTTGATGCGCCTTTTGATGTCGTATTGACGCTTGATGCCACTTATGTCGAAGCGATGTGCAGCCCCTATTTTTCCGTGAAGAACGGTTCTTCCGGCGAAAATAGATGTTTTGTGGGTATGCCGCAACTTTGTGTCACATCCGGGTACTATCACTGGCTCCAAACCTATGGCCCGTTCTGGGCTTCACCCGAGGCATCTGTTGGTGCATCTGAGGGTGCACTTCAGGTTGTAGCAGGACAAAACGGTTCTCTTGTACTGCATACCACAGCTTCATCGTGCACTAAGAGTCAGCAACACATCGGTTTTGTAATGTCCCATGCGGCTGGTCAGGCGCAAGGTGCTCCGTTCATTATGTTGCAAATCAGTATGTGATTTATGGCAAAAGGTAACGACGGCGAAATAGTCGAGTGGAATCACAGTGAAAAAGACCTCAAAGACGAGGTAAACAGGCGAACAGCCAGGGCGGGTTATACGACCCGCCTTGGCGAGTCGCCTTACCGGACGAAGATTCAAACCGTCAGTGGATGGGGCAAGTCGAAACTTAACGTATGGCCACGCGATGAGCATGGCAATTTGATAGGAGCTTAAAATGGCAGCGACAGGACATGAACACTTGTGGGGGTTTATCAGATACGCGCAAGCGAATCCCTTTGGCAGTCTCAACAGCGTCCACTGGGACGAAATCAAGGCAATGGCGAAATTGTATGGTTTGGTCAACGCGACAGGAGCGACCTCTACGGGAACCGATCCTGGAACCTACGATAGCACCACGGACATACCAGGAAGAACTACGGCGAATACCGACGGCGCTGGTGTCGGATTCGAGACTCCTTCAACAGTGCTTACAGACCAAGCGATGTATCCGCAAACACATATCTTTACGGCCGTACCGGCGTAAAGGAGATAAATCATGGCAATCACAGCTAATGCAATCGTGGTCGTAAAAACACCCCTGGAAGGTGACTGGGTATGGGCATCTCTGTATTCGGCAGACCTATCAGGTGGAGAAGACTTGGTTGCCGCCGTGACGGGCAAGTGTATCTACGTCCAGCAGGTTCTCGTTGCCGGCGCGTCCGTCACAGACCTAACCGTAACTCTCGGTGCTGCCCAGGACACGGGAGTAACGACTATCTATCTTGGCCCAATTCCACTGAGCGATCAGGGAAGCTACATTCCTATCGACTTTGGCCCGGACCATTGCATGAAAGTAGCTTCGGCGACGGCGTTCTCAGTAGATGCCAGCGGAGCCGGAGTTGTGAGTGTTCTCGTCAAGTACAAGATAGCGTCATAAGGAGTATCTTATGGCTCTAACAGAAAATGAAGTCACTATCTGCAATCAGGCGTTGGCGAAGATAGGCTCGTTCACGCTGGACTTTTCCGATACGACGGGCACGGGTAATTCGGGCATGGCGGGCAACGTCTTCAATAAGTGCAACATTCAGTACGCCCAGACGCGCAATGCTCTCTTGCGGTCCGCCGACTGGAACTTCGCCGCCGAACGATTGACCCTTGTAAACAGTTGGGCAACGGACACCGCGTACACGACCGATCAGTACGTGTGGTCCAGTAGCGTGCTCTACAAGTGCAACACCGCTCATCTATCTGACGTTTTCGAGACGGATTACATCTATGACGACGACGTTCTCGTAATGGACGGTGACGAACCTATAAGAGACGAGAGTATCGGGCTTCGACATTGGGATATGATACTGACTCGCTGCCAGTTCGAGTTTTCCTACAAGTACAGCGTACCCGCTGATTTTGCAAGGCTCAAACCAAACTACTTCAAGGACAACTGGATTGAGGCGAGAGTTGAAGGCGCGTACATCCTGACGGACGAAACCGGGCTTGAAATCAAGTACACCAAGAAAGTCACCGACCCCGACGATTTCGACCCGCTGTTCACGGAAGTCCTGATTTGCGACCTGGCACTGAAGTTATTGGTGTCCCTGGCCGGGTCTGGTTACGTGATGTTGGCGGGAAAGAAAGACATTCAGCAGGAACGGATTATTGCTATAAGACGGGCACGGAACGTCTGTGCGTCCGAGAACAAACCATTGAATCTAAGCCAGTGGGTTAATGCCCGCGATGGCACTGGAAAAGTTTAGGAGAAAATCATGAGTGAAGACATCAAACTATATGCGATTTACCCACTGGGCAGAAAGGTGACGGTTTCCTTTGCGGCGGCGGCGGCGACGACGCTCTACACAGTCCCGACCGGCTATATCGCTGTGATTGACCATGTGGATGTTGTCGCCGGAGCCGACGCCGCAGCTACGACGGTGACAGTAGGCCGCTCGACGGCCCTGACGGATTTCCTCAGCACGCAGACATTGAGCAATCTGGACGCTGCCGGTGACAAGGTGGAACTGCGCCCTATTCAGAACGCCACTCCGGTCAAGCAAAAGACGTATGCTGCGGGTGTGATTATCCAGATAGACGTTCAGCTCACCGTTGGCGGCGCGACGAATTACGTCTGGCTCTGGGGTTATCTGTACGCGGCGTAAAAGGAGGATGTCATGGACGTAGTTGATAAACTCGGCCTGAAATTCTGGAACGGGTTTTACTACTGCACGGTTAGATTCCCCGATGGGACTTCGCAGGAATTGAAATCCGCAAAAGACCTGACCTATACACAATGGCAGGCCAAGGTTATTGTGGCTTGGGATGCTCATCAGAATCCGCCGCCAGAACCAAAGCCAACGACTCTTGACGACGCCACAAAAGAACAGGTAGCCGCAGAGATGAAAGAACGCGGCTGGACAGCGAAGGACGTGGGACTCTAAATGGCTCTGAGAACTTTTACATCTGCTGGTGTCAATAATCTTTGGAGCAACGCGGCTAACTGGGATGTTGCCCCGGTTGATACTGATGGCTTCACAATGTCCGCCGCTCAGACCTGTGAGTTTGATGCAGACCTGTCCGCATGGGCTGGTTTGGCGGCGAGCACAATTCCCTCTGGATGCACATTCATTGCCTCCACGACGGCGGGGGCCTACGTTCTCAAGATGAACGCCGACTTGACGGTAAGCGGGACTTTGCAGGCTGGAACTTCGGCGGCAGTACCGTATCCAGCGACTTGCACCTTCACGGTCAATTTTTCTGCCGCCTCCAATTCGATCGTTGTCACCGATGCTACTGGCAAAGTCTATCTGTATTGTGTAGAACCCACTAATAAGTACATCAGCTTTACGGCGATTGAACCCCTGGCAGAGACGGTGATTGCCGTAGATACCGATGTAACCGGCGATACATGGGCGGCGGGCAACACAGTTGAAGTAGTTGATTTGACGCTTTCCTCAGCGAGCCGGGATTTTGAGACCAATACCATCGCTGCTGGGGGCATTGCGGCGGGGGCAATCACATTGGGGGCTGGTCTGGACTCTCAGAATGAAATCGGGGCCGTGCTGGTGTTGATTACCAGGAATATCCAGTTAATCAATTCGACCGATTATGCGATCAAAAACGGGACGGGCTGCGTGGTCAACGCTGAGATCAGGACAGCGTTCGGAGTCTCGGGGACCGATAACAGTACATTCGGAGGCTCGGCGTTGTTGAGTGCAGTGAACAACGTCTTCAACAACTGTACGGGATGCACGTTCAATGGTGGGTATATTACGATCACCACTTCGTCGGGATATTTGTTACTCTCCTGCAACGGCGGGATACTGTCGTCTGGGGCCATTGCCGCCGGCGGGTTTTCTTTAGTCCGGGATAGCCACGGCTTCACGAACAATGGCAGGATGCTCGGAACGGGAGGAGCTTTCGAGGACTGCTTTAATGTAATCTCGAACGGCTTGATCAAAGGCGTTTCGTCTGCGTTTTCAACGTGTTCCGGCGTTACGATCACCGGAGGGACGGCCAGGGTTAATAAGACTACGAACTATGTCGATGATCTTATCGTCTCGAATTGCACTATAGGTTCGACGGTCGGAGCACTGACCTCCACGACGGACTTCGATCTTCTGGCAAATGCTAAATGCTACAACGTGGTGTTTTCAGGGACGACGGAACATTCTAATTACAATACCGCTACGTTTCGCGTGCCCTCTACTTACACGGAATCTTTCGATCATGATGGTGTAGTCAACGCCTACAAAGCCTGGTGCTTAGGCGGCATTGTCACTTCTCAGACGGCTTCTCCGCCTTCAGGTTACACGATCTTTTACGACCACGAAGTTGAAAGTGCTCTGTATCCATGTTTCAGGCAATATCTGACGACGGTGCAGCCTGGTACGGCGATTGAAGTCTCTGCTGTCATTCGCAACACCGACGGGATAGATGTAAGTGCCACAAGTCCGATAGACCTCAGACCACGACTTGAGATTATCGACGTATTCGCAGACCCTCTTGTCGATAGCACGCAGACGGCTTTGGACTCCGACCCGATAGCAGTCAGCAATGGCACGAACACCGACTGGCAAGCCGTCGATGTGATTTGGGCCAATACGGGGGACTCGCCGAGACAAGTCTATGTGAGAATCATCTGCTATTCTCACGACGCCTCGACGCACACCATAGACGAGGCATGGTCCGTGGCGGACTATCAGGACCAAATAAACGCCATCTACAACAAGTTGCCCACGAACTACATCATGGGTTCCAGCGACGTGGATAATCACGATGACGAGATCGACACACTTGTTGCTGGCGTCAACGTCACTCAAATCAGCGGCGACTCCACGGCGGCGGACAATCTTGAACTAATGTTCGACGGCACGGGTTACATCGACGATTCAGCCCCGGCGTCGAGGGACCAAATCGCAGCACTGGCCGGCGGGGTGTCCGTCAAGCAAATTGCGGAATCTTCGACAGTAACAAACGGCACAGAAACCAATACTTACGTCGCTTCTCAGGTCCAC